GCTCCTGCCTGTGCCAAAAGACTTCCCATACTGCAAGCCTGTCCCATAACATAAGTAGCCACATCAGGTTTAATAAACTGCATAGTATCGTAGATGCTAAGACCTGCGGTTACCACACCACCTGGACTGTTAATAAACAGACTGATATCTTTATCTGGGTTTTCTGATTCTAAAAATAGCAATTGGGCAACTACTAAATTGGCTGAGTAATCCTCTACCGGACCGTTAAGCATAACGATTCTTTCTTTGAGCAGACGGCTGTAAATGTCATAAGACCGTTCGCCTTTGCTTGTAGATTCAACTACCATTGGTACCAGTGTCATATAGATCCTTTATTGTTGTAAACTGAACACATTACTTATTTTATACGAAATCCGGTTGATTTGCAAGTAATCTGAGTATATAATTATTAAGGAGGGTAAATACTTCGCTACGGAAAGATTGAGTTAAAAAATGAGTACATTGTTATTAAACGCAGACATGCAACCAGTTAGCCTGCTTCCACTTAGTGTGGTTGCTTGGGAGGAATCTATTCGTTACCTTGTTTTGGAAAAAGTTGAGGTGATAGAATGGTATGACGATTGGGTTGTTCGCTCTGCGCGATGGGAAACTCGTGTGCCTGCTGTTATTATGCTACACGATTACCAAAAACCTAAGAGCACTATGCGCCTGAGCAAGCGCAACATTTTCTTACGAGATGAATACACTTGCCAATATTGTGGAGTTCAGGTAACTGATCAGTCCGCTACCCTAGACCACGTCCTACCTGTGAGTAAAGGCGGTACAACTACTTGGGAAAACAGTGCCACTGCCTGCAAGCCTTGCAACTATCGTAAGGCTGCTAGCACCAAAATGAAACCAACACGGACTCCTTACAAGCCGCACTTTTGGGATCTAGTTGAAAAACGCAAAAAGCGTGGTTTCCATTTACAGCATCCTAGCTGGGCTAACTATTTGGAAATTTAATGGTTGACAGGATCTTAGGATCCTGTTACTATATGTGTGAGATTGAAATATAAGTAGATCTCGGTTATTATTAACAAGTGCCGACTGCGGCGCGAAAGGAAATCTATGCTAACCAAAACTCGTGCAATTCGCACACCTAAGGCTCAAGCCTATAACAAAAAACAAGCCATCTTGAATTTCATTAAGAAGTTCAAACATCATTTTGAAATGAAGGACGACAGCATCGACCTTCGTGAAATGGCTAAAAACTTTAACGACGGTCCGATTCCTTGTGAAGAAATTCATCAAGCAATTGTAACTGTGTTAGGCCCACAATATCACAACATTACATTTGGTCACGATCCGAGCGGCGGCAACTACCTAGGCTATGCCGAAGGCAAACGCCCTAAAGAATACTTCGATTACATTGATTGGAAAGACCTGTACCTTTGGACTATCTTCCAGCGTGACGTTGCACCTAACCACGTAGAAAAGATCTACAAAGACTTTGACGAGTCTAGTGTTATTGTTCCTTGCATTATTAAAATTACACTTGAAGACGGTCGTGTAGTTTACTGTGTGTGGGACGGTCATCATACAATTCAAGTGTGCCGCCTAAAAGGCTACGCCAAGTTCCAGGCATGGGTTATTGACTTGGATCAATTCACTACAGCTGAGATCGAAGCTGCTGGATTTGGCGACACAGACGAAGAACGTATCAAGTTTGGTTGCTTCATTGCAGGTACAAACATGCGCCGAATCAACGGCTTGAACAAGCGTCCGTTAGCTCCCTACGATGACTTTATGATCGGTCTAGAAACTCGCGATCCTAAATTTATTGCCATGAACAATATTCTTACACAGTACGGATGTATGCCTAAACGTCATGCAACCTGTGACGGTGCATGGACACAGACTAAAAGCGGCATTGAATGTTTTGATCTAGAAGGGTCTCAAGGACCATCAAACGGAGTGTTTTGGTCACGTGCGGTTGCTTTTCAACGTAACAACTGGAAGAAAGGACACCTAGTCTTGGAGTTGTATCGTCCGATGAGCTATCTCTATCAATGGGCTAACATTCAAGGATTCCAACTGCCTGCTGCCTTCGATACAGAACTTGCTAAAATGTTAATCAAAGAATGGGGTGACGCAGAAAGTGTACAAGAAGGCATCAAGGAAAGCTACTGGAATGCCGTTAATAATAAAACAATTATTGGTGAACAACCACAACACGACAAGTTCCGTGTACTGAACGGCATCCTTAATTTTTACAAACAAAAAGGTGGTAAGGTCATGTTGCCTGCTCCTACTTGCCAGTGGAGTGTTTGATATGAAAGGGCAAAAACTTTTTTATATTTTCAAAGACCCACTAGGATCCATAGACAGCAAAGTGGGAATTACTGGCAGTCCAGCAGTACGATTAGGAGTCTATCAAAATAGCTACAGTCGTAAAAGCCACATTGCCTGTCTTGATGTTGTGTATATCGGACCAGCCCGAGCAATTGCAAATCTAGAAAGAGTTGCTAAACAAGAACTCGACTTAGACATCGAGCGAGATGGGCGAGGTCATTCAGAGTGGGTTAGTCAACCGTACACCGCTATCGAAACTAAAATTGACGAGCTAGTTAATGGATATAAATTTAAAGTTACAAAAGTACCGAAAAGATTTTTACCGTTAACCGCAGATAACTTAAAAATATTTTTTCAACATTACGGAATTGAATCATGATTAGAGTAACTAAAATTAAAAATGGTATTGAGCCTGGTACAGAAATTCCAGAGCGTCAGAAGCATGGCAACGTTGGACGGTGGGCAGAAACAGTTATGGAAAATAACGGCTACAAAATAGATCACGGTGCCGGCTGCGACATAAAAGAATTTGGCCTTGAAGTAAAAACACGTAAAGTAGAATCCAATAGTCATCACACTGTTGGAACTATGCGATTCGACGACATTATTACAACACCCTACGATCAAAGTCTAATTTTTGAAAAGTTTCAAAGACAATATCGTGTACATTACAGTGACGAAGGACAAGTTGTTCTTTCATCGGAAGTCTACGATTTGACAGAAGAATTTATTCAAAGTAAAATTAGAGAAGCTTATGAAGAGGGGCGAAAGAAGATTGCTCAAAATGAGCTAGATGGTTTCCATCCTCCGTATGTTAAAGGAACCGAATGGGGGCATTTTGAAGTGGCTGAGTCTTATTCATCATATCGATTTAGGATTCCAAATACCGCTATGAAGAAAATAGAAACTGCTGTTAAGAACGCAAAAACATTTAAAAATTTATTTGAGTAATTACCATGATAGAAATTGACAATATCAAATACACTCGCAACATGGACAACTACGAAGGCAAGTATGTGAGTATTCGACAATCTTTAGAGTTTCACAAACTTAACTTTAACAATCCGTTTTACAACAACGATGCCAAGCAGGAAGAAAAATGGACCATGTCTGTTATTGTTCGTAGGTTTGGACAGTATTTCATTGAAGAAGACGCTGTTTGTAAAGCCCGAAATACCTACATGTACGGTACAGGAGTTGCAGATCAAAAAGGGTTTGAGCACGTACTTCCGTTGGGATCTGACAAGGCAGAAGAAACAGGCCGATTGTTTGAGTTTATTAAAAATCGAATTACTGTGGATGAATTGCTGTTCTCACCAATCTGTCGCAGCCACGGAGAACTAGATAGTTTTATCAAAGGCAAGCACGTTTATCTAAACGAAGATACTAATCATTTCTTCAAACGGTATATGGCGGCGGGATATCAAGGAGACATGTTTACATGGAACAATGCCAAAGTAGATATGACTGCTTGGGACTTTAATGACCACATCAGTCAAGTAATTAAGCCACACCCAGTCTGGGGCTCGCTCTGGAAAAAGTTTGCTTTGTAATGGTCGGTATAAATACTATTAGAAATATTCATACCATTAATAGGCAAAGGAGGTAGGCATGACATATACAGTTTATCCAGAGGAACTAGTAACAAACACAGTAGGGCGTAAGTTTTGGATCTATAAAAACGACAGCTTCTATCAACAACGCATTGCAGGAGCAGGTCCCTATCAAGGAGCCAATCTAAAACGATTGCGTGACCTATGTCCGCAAGCTCGAACAGTAATCGATGTGGGCATGAACATTGCCATGAACACTATCGAGTACGCAACTTGGGCACAGAATGTTCATGCGTTTGAACCTACTCCCCAGACCTACGATCTAGGCCTGCGTAATATTGATCTGGCCAAACAACAACAGGCCCACGAGTTTCCTAAAGGGTGGTATCGAAATGGTACAGGCTGGGCATCAATGTTGATATCTGGCAACATCCATACTTACGATGTAGGGCTAGGTCCAGAAGAAGTTGATACTGAAATTGTCATTCGTCCCGACAATGCAGGACACAATCATATTAATAACGAGGATCGTCCACGTTGGACTGGTAAGAAATGGATCCCACGCACAGAAAAGCACCATAAGGTAGAATACGAAAAGGTTCCTGTTAAGATTAAAACACTTGACAGCTACAACTTTCAAGATGTTGATATTATCAAAATTGATGTAGAAGGCTTTGAGTATGATGTAATGCTAGGAGCAGTTGACACCATTAACCGTTGCAAACCTGTAGTTCAGGTAGAAATGGTATATGGACAACCCCATCGTTTTGGACATAGTGTTCACGACATCCTCAAATTCTTTGAGGAACGTGACTACAAAATGACCTTGTGCGATGGCACAGTACTACCTATGGAATGGGTACAAAAGCGACAAGGCAAGGACATGCCTGTCAAAGGCAAAATGGATAGATTCTTTGTACACAAGGATCATCCAAGTTGGAACAACATTCTAGCTCGAAATCCAAAAGCTGCTCTCTTTGAAGAAATCGCTTGACAATTAACTCCTAAGGTGTTATACTATTAGCATAGTAAACGATTAGGAGTTAATTTTGCGAACGCAACCAGAATACATTATTCGGCAATTAGAAATCCATAATAGCCGTATTAATAAAGAACAGATTCTTGAAGCAGCCGTTGAAGAAGGATTGGAAGAATTCTTTGAAGGGCTTCGTATGTGTTTGGATAACTTGTATACCTTTGGTGTAAAACAAGTACCTACCAAAGACAAAGACGAAGGGCAGGGTCTTAGCTGGACTAATTTTGTTGAGCTCGCAGACAGCCTTTATCGTCGAAAACTCACAGGACACGATGCCCGTGACGCTATTCAATTAGCCATGGATGTGGCTACGCAAGGTCAATGGAACGATTGGTATCGTCGTATCCTTATCAAAGATCTACGCTGCGGAGTCAGTGAAAAAACCGTTAACAAAGTACTCAAAGGCAAAACTATTGCATCTGTACCTGTGTTTGAATGTATGTTGGCACACGACGGAGCCAATCACGAAAAGAAGATCACAGGCAAGAAACTGCTTGAGCCCAAGCTCGACGGTGTTCGTGCTATCACTGTGGTAGACTACGAATCTAAAACTGTTACTATGTACACACGTAATGGTAAAGTACTTGAAAACTTTGCACACATCACTAGCTATCTAGAAGGCTATATTGAAGAGATTGGTCGCAGT